CTTTACTCTACCATACACTACATCAAGAACATAGTTTATTGTTACAGCATTAGCAGTAAGAGAACCACATCTTGCTCCTACTTCATTTTTAAGGAAATCAATTAATATGCTTTCACTACTGTTTACCAGAGACTCCGCAAACTCATGGGGTACTTTTAAATCCACATAACTATAAACAAAATCATAATGTGGAGAAGGGGATCCGTGTAAAATATATTCATCTTTTATAACAATTCTTTTTACACCATCTTTATCATACCATATAGCTCTAAATGGGGTCAGTTCTGTAGGAGGACCAAAAGTTTCAGATAAATGCATTGCATATTTTACTGGACTTTTATTCTTCCAAAGCATATACGGATTAACCATATCGCTTATATCTTCTTTAAGTTTTTTAAAAGTTTTCATAGTTTCTTTTTTTTAAGTTTAATGGTGGCCCATCCTCGTTCATCTTTTTAGTCTTTTCTTTCATCATATTAATAAATTTTCTATAAACAGAAGCTGCTGTTGATTTACCCGCAACCTTTGCTCTTTGCTCCATTGCTACCGCTGCTTGAATCTTATGTGCGTGAGTTCTTCCAGATCTTGTAATTTTTGAGACGCTTCGTTCTGCATCTTTTGATGTTGCGAACTTGAGTCCATGTATAGTCCCTTTTGGATCTTCATCTGTGTAAAGGTCTGAGTGTTTGTCTGATTTGGCTGGTTGATTAGCCTTCCTAGGAATCCTAGCTGCTTCATATAATTTTCCTTGTTCTCTGAGTTCTTTAAATTTCTTCATTAACTGTTGTCTTCTGTTGACCTATAGGGTAAATTTGCTATGTGGATCCATGAGAGGTGTAAAACCAATATTGTTGTTATTTGTTGAAATTAAGTCTATTAAATTCCTCACGGTCATTAAGTTTTGTTGGTCTATTCTTTATAACTGCTACAGAACCCTCAGGCTTAACCTTCTGACCATTAACACTATGTTCGTATTTGTTGTGAGTTGCTAAAGAATTAACTAATACATTCTTAGCATTCTGAAGATGTTTATGTACTTCTAATGTCTTAGTAAAACTATTAACATTATTTTTAATATGATCCATATGCTTCTTACCAGCATCTAAATGTCTATTTTTAGCAACTTCTGTCTTAACTGAATCTGCTTTCTTATTAAAAACACCATTTGAATGTTCCATATAACCCTTTACGGATGGTTTCGTACCATCACGTATTGTTTTATTAATATGCGTTTTAAGCATTGAATCATGACCATCTAAATGATTGTAATTTTTAATTGTATTATGAGCATCAATTGCTTGTTTCATATGACCAGCAAATTCTTTTTGTTTATCGTCACCGTGATTAATCTTTGTATGATCAATTGCTGTTGATATAATATGAGCATCTGGATGTGGTTTAAATGAATTAGTGTTATGATTATATTCTGCTTTCATTCCATCTAATGTCTTTCCAGAATAAGCTGTATGCACTGCTACACCAATCTTTGCTTTTGCTATCTTTTTACCTTCTTCAGAATTATGTGGAGTAGAATATGTTATGGTGTTAGGTGTAAAATGATGCTTACCACCTTCTGATCTAACATCTCCATCATCCTTATGATACATCAAATCACCTTGAAAGACTTTTCCTTTTGGNGTTGTCTTAGGTAAATGATCTAAAGCACCTTTTAANTTNGAAACTAAACCAGGNGCATGTCCATGATTCTTTTCTATATCATCNTGTGTGTAGTTAATTTTTGGATTCTTATTAAAGGCTGACTTAGATGCAACAAAGAACTTTCCATTCTCAGGATGATGTCCAAACACAACACTAGGAGAACCATCATATTTAGTCGATACAGACGCGTCAGACTTCCTCTTAGAGATTAACTCATTCGTATGATGCAAAGTATTAAACGCATGCTCAAAACCGTCTTTACCAGCGTTTATATGATGATCTTCAGCATGTTCTAAATGAGTTAATTTAGTCTCGTCTGCTTCTAAGAGTAACTCTTCTTCTTCTATTAAAAATCTATGAAATCTCATTTATTTGTCCTGTTTGACTTTCTTGGAAATAACACTTTGTGCTAATTTAATAACAACAGATGCTCTTATTCCTCCTGAAGAAGGTTGACCGTATGTTTGTAAACCTACAAGTTCCACCGAATTTCCATCAAAATTTAAAATTTTATCTTTAATAATACTATCAGTTAATTTTGGAGATGATGTATTTGAATCTGTACCTTTAAAAAATATAAATTCTTTATTTGTTTTATGAACTAAAACAAAATAATTGTCATTTTTGTTAACAAAATGATTTCTTATTATATCAACAATTTTTTCTTTTGAAGTCGAATCTCTAGTAATAAAATATTTTGAAGGTAATTTCCCATAATTACTTATTCCAACATCTCCGCTAAAACCAGCTATATTGTCTTTAGTGTTTTCATTTTTTCTAATCCAATCAATATAATCAGTAAGAAAATGTGTACTACCATAATCGTTTATTGATTTTACTAATCCTGGTTTGGCACCACTAGCTAAAACTTTAGCTATTTCATTAATTTCACTATCATCAACTCTACTTCCACCTCTCCTAACTGTTTTGTCAAAAACACCTATTTTGTTATTAAAATTATCTGTACCTTTAGTCTCATAATTTTCCCCATTACCTACAACATCAGCGGTTTTAACCCCCCGAGAAGCTATAGATGTAATATATACATCTAATTTTGTATTTAGATATTCAGCCAACATATCCTGTGTCACTGTACCGGTACTAACTCTAGCACCAGAATCTCCTGGCTTAATAACTATTACAATAGGTCTTTCAGATATACTTGCTGGTTTAGGAGAATATATTACACCTGTACTACTTAAAGATTTAGCTCGTGTTCCAAATAACATTTCCCCATTACCAATTTTATCTTTAGTTAATAATTCATATTTTTTTGAAGAATCAGTAATGTTTGTATTTAAATATTTTAAATATGTTTCTAAAAGTTTTGTTATTTTTTTAGTATTAGTATATGAAACTATTACATCTCTCTTATTGTTAGACTTCAATACCGCTGTTGAACCTAATTTGATATTTTCTGATGGATATTCTTTTTGTAGTCTATTTAACAGAATATTGGTTTGTTCTTTTGCAATTGTTGTCATAATATTATTTATACCTTTTCAATGTCATAAAAAAACCCGCCGAAGCGGGTTTAGTAAAAAAGTGCTAGTTACGACCATTAGCGATACTTTTAGGAGGGTCGGGAGGAAGAGAGGAGGTTGACCCGTATCCGTATTCCATCATTTAACTAAAAACTGATGATCCTACTGAGTTATAAGCTGCAGCAACCATAGCTCTCGAAGGAGAACCAATACGATAAGTTGTCTTACCACTCTTAGCTTTATTACTGTAGATTGCATAACCATCTTTACGTAGCTCTGAAATACGAGCAGCAACTGATGCTTCTGTTGATTGGAAAAGACCTGCAAACTGGCTAGCTGTAAAAGCCTTACCGGTTTGTAACTTAGTTAATACTTTTGCTTGCATTGACATAAATAAAACTCCATTTAGTTAATAATTAATTTCTCTACTACAAAGACTAGTATACAGCAATATATACTTTTGTCAACGTGTTACTTAATCTTCTCAACTAATTTAGATAAATGGCTTGCATTAATAATTTTCTCTTCGAGCATTATCATAGCCATATCTGTAGCACCTTCTACTTTGCCTGATTTAAAACAAATATAGCATGCAACGACTAACAAAATTAATTCTATGAAAAGGTATATACTAAACATATTTTATCCAATTGTAGGTTTTTTTAAGCAATCTTTTTTTAACCATACTCCATTTAGTTCTTTTAAAGGTCTGCTTATAATAATTATAAGAAGGTAATTTTCTAACCTTACTAATATTTTTTAAAATGTTATATGGGTCTTTACCAGGATAATGATATTTTATTTCCATAGCTATATCATGACCATATGCATCTATCTCATCTTTATCAGCAAGATACTCTCTCTCCTCATTCAAAGATCCTCTAAGATCTCTAAAATCTAACTTAGCAATATCATGACAATCTCTGTGTTGATATTGTAATTGGTGGATGGTTTCATGTTGGATAACTTGAGATAGTAAAAAGGTCCATTGATCATAATCTTGGTGATCTAGTCTCAATGTATTTTTTTTAGATGAGACATTCAATACAATATATTTTCTATCTTTATTAAAGTCGTATACACCAGATAGATTATATTCATCCTCTTCAAAATCATCATACTTCTCAATCTTAAACTTAAGATCAGCTGGAAAGTTGAATATTATTCCTAGACGTCTTCTAATAGCTGTATAGGTGAATTCCCCTACAAACTTATCTAAGTTAGAGTCGAATGTATTATGAATTTTTTCAGAAAGATACATTATACTTTTATACCCGTAAAGTCTTTATCGAATAAATTACTAAATGTACTTTTATCTATTTGGTCCATATCTTGATTGCCTGAATCTATCAAATCAGTCTGAGCTGTGTTTTCCACATCATACAATCTCATTTTAGCTCTGTCAACACCAATCATAAATTTTTTGTGTAGATTGGGATCGTTGTATCTATTTTTTAATTGCTTAACTAACATCTGATTAAGTTGTTGTAGTTCATCTGATGATATTAAAGCAAACATAAAATCTGCAGTAGCTGGTAGACCGAATGATTCGGATGTGTCTGTCAAATCTACATCAGTTGAATTATAACCACTTCTATTCGTCTGAGTAGCTGACATAACAGGTAAATTAAATTCTACAGCAAGACCTCTTAGTTCTTCAGCAATCGCTTTTATATATATATAAGAACTGACTCCTGCACCTGGCTTATAACGTGATGAAGCACATATGTTTAAGTAGTCAACAAAAATAATATCTGGATGGAAATCCTTCTTTAATGATAGCTCAGACAACAATGCTTTAAAGTGTCCACAGTGTGCAGTAGATGTTGGATATTCTTTAATAATAAGTTTACCATTTGTCTTTTCAGAATATTTTTTAATTCTGTTATTGAACATTGTTTTAGGTAAATCTTTAATCTGACTCATCTCTACGTTTAATAAGTTAGCGTCTAATCTTTCTGCTATTCTTTCTTCAGCCATCTCCATTGTAATATACAATACGTTCTTGCCTTGTGAAAGAATATTAGAAGCCATATGACACATGAATAATGATTTACCAACACCTGTACCAGCTAAAGCTATGTTAAGTGATTTGTTTGGTAATCCACCATCAGTTATCCTATTGAAATACTCAAGATCAAATGGTATCTTGTTTTCTTTGTGATTGTAGAAGTCAAATCTATCTTCTGCATTCTCAATGTAATCATGGCCAACTGAATTATCAAAACATATATTCAATGCGTTTTGTAATAGTGTAGGAATTCCATCCTTGTGCATATCTTTATCTTTACCATCTATAATACCAATGGATTTAACAATAGAGTTGTATAAGGCTTTGTCTCTACAAAACTTCTCTGTTTCTTCAATTAACCATTCTTTGTTTGATATTTTAGATAAATCAAACTGCTTTATTAATTTGTATGTCTCTTCGAACAGTTGTTCTGGCAAAGAGCTATCTTGAAGTGAAACCTCGAGGGATTCAATTGTTGGTGGTTTGTTATACTTTGTAACAAAGGAAGATACTAATTTAAATAATTCTTTTTCACTAGAATCACTGAAGTATTCTTCCTTTAAAAAAGGTATAACTTGTCTTAAATAATCATTGTCAACTATTAAGTTCTTAAGTATTGCTTTCTCTATTTTGTTCTTGTTCACGATGTGTCTCTACCGCCTCTCTTAATATATCATTTACAATCAAGTCCATTACTTTTATGAACTTCCCATTTTGTGTATTTTCTATTGGGACCAATTCAGGTATGTGTATAAGTTGATATCCTAAATCAATTCCAATACCATTACTCTCTTGTGATATTTTATCTACTGTTAATTCATCTAACTGAACTACTACACCTAAGTAATCTCCTGATAGAACTTCAAAACCCCATTTGTCGTGATCAACAAACCATGGCTTATAAAGGTCATCTCTAAGTATGCTTGGCATTATCAAACTCCTTTTCTAAATCTTCTTCTGTTAAACTTTCATTTATCATACCTGAACCACCCGTCATAAATGTCTTTTCAATATACTTTTGAAATTCTTTACTAGCAAGTATTGGTACCCAAAAGTCTTTATTGTTTGTATCTTTTAATCTATATTTTTGTTCTTCACCTCTTTTACTATACCATCCATTTGAAGGTTTAGTAACAAATCCACCAGCTAATCCAACATCTAATAGTCCAGACCATTTACTTATACCGCCATCAAAACTAACCTCGACAGCAATCTTTGTTTTTTCTCTAACAAACCGAGACTTTTCAATATTCACAATAAAATTATATCCAGTCAATCCATCTTTATCTTTTTCTTGTTGTCTACCAATAATAAAGATATTATCAGCTGAATAATAGACACCTGTACCTCCTGATACAATATCTTTAGGATATAAACCTATCTCTTTATATGTATGGTTAACAACAACCATTGGTATATCTTTAAGTGTTAGATGAGGTGTTATCATTCTAAACAAAGACTTCATTTGTTTAGCTCTTGACATATCAGCAACAGACTTGCCAGATAGTGAATCTTCTACTTCTTTTCTTGATGCAAGATTACCTACAGAATCAACTATAATCATAATTCTATCACCACGCTCAAGATTATTCAACTGAGCCATACTATCGTGTTTAAGCTGCTCTACATCAGTTATAGGTGTATGTATGACACGGTTAGTATCAATGCCAAATGCTTCGAAATATGATTGAGGTGATCCAAACTCTGAGTCATAAAAAAGTATTACAGAATCTTTATATTTTTCCATATAAGCCTTTGCTAATAGTAAAGCAAAAGCTGTTTTAAAATGTTTAGATGGACCTGCAAACACAGTCAGACCAGGTGTCAAACCACCATCTAACTTACCAGATAGTGCAACATTCAACATAGGTACAGGTGTTTGAATCATGTCTTTAGCATTAAAGAACTTTGATTCACTTAGTATATTTGTATCTTTTATCGTGCTATTTCTTTGTATCTTCTCTAATAAGGAGGACATAGTATACCTTCGCAATTTCCAAAATGTATACCAATTATAACACTTATTGCTATTAATAGCAATGTGATTGTTTCTCTCATTCAAATAACCATTCCAATGATGCTTGTTCTTTTATTTCCCAACCAACACATTTTATAAGAGAATCTAATGGATCTAAAAAGGCTTTTTGAAACTGCAGATCGTAGTTAAGATACTTTTCCAATCCAAACACTTTAGGTATTTCTGATTGGAATGTAATTACATTTATACCAACAGGGTTAGGTTCTTTAAGATATAAAAACTTAATCTTATCTCCTTCATATAATAGCTGATGTTTTGCCTCAAGGTCATTCTTACGAATAAGATGATTAAACATCAAAGCACCTTTAACGTGAATTGGTGTACCTTTTCTGAATATGGTAGCAGGATCACTATATGCTCCAACATTATTTACGGTTCGGGGAAAAGCAATCTCTTGAGGAGTTAACTTATGCCATCTTTCTTCCATATCCGTTACAAACTTTTTAAGAGTTTCTTCATCCTTAGTTAGAACAATACCAACACATTCTTTTAAAGCAGTTCTAACAGATTGTGGTGTAGATGATCTTACAATCTCCATACCTTGTACTTTTATTCTAGGTGGATCATAAACAACACCTTCTGAATCGTGAACATTAAGCGCATATCTTTTTTTAGCTAACCAAACTCCACTATCAGCAATAACTTCTCTTTTAAAAGTTATCTTTTCATCATATACATTTAAGTATTTGAATATATCATCACAAGCCTTATCAATAACTTTAGATAAACTTTGATCACAAAACTTATTAAGAAGATCAACAATTTCTTTATTAGATTTACCAGAAAAGTTTTGTTCTACAAATTTACCAAGTGTTATGTATGTGGAATCTGTATCAGAGTAAAATGAATATTCAACATCTTTTGTTTTACATACTTTATTCAGATACTCATTTAACTTCTTAGCGACATATCTAATAATGTATTGACCGGTCATTGTGATGCCTTCAGCTATTCTAGTATCATAGAATCTAAAGTAGATGTTTCCACTTGCACCATACAAACTATTCATTAGAATCTTAGCAGCCATTTGCTTAGAGTTCAAACTTGTTACGTGTTCTAAGTCATTTCTTTTTTGAGCATCAATCATCTCTTTCTTGACTTTTTGTCTCATGTCAAAATAATAATTAATTAGCTCAGGCAACATTCCCATTTTATCTTTTCTAAAACATTGACCATTAGCAACCATAGTGACGTCATCTTCAAAAAGCTGATTGGTAACCACTTCACCATTTATAAGTTTTTGTATTGATTTTTCATCATCATTCAAATGCTTCATTCTATCAATCAATGTATCAGGCGACATATTAAACGTCATCATAATAGAAGGATATAGAGATGTAGCATCAAAAGAAACAACCCAGTCATACTTCTCAGGTTTAGGATCCTTTACAAATGCACCCATTATCATTCTATCGTTTTCTTTTTTCTTTTCTGAATCAAAAGGATTTTCAGGTATGATATTCTTTTTATGTAAATGGTTATATATAATACAATCCCAAGTTCGAACAGAAGAAAATATATCAATGTAATTACACTTAGCATTATATGCCATTGTTATAATTAAATTAATCAGCTTCATCTTCTCTTCAAGTCGATCAACCAATTCAACGTCAACAATATTATATTCTACAAAGAGGTTCCAATCTTTAGTATAGAACTCTTTAAAAGATCCATAATTATGTTTAATCTTCTCATTCTGTAATTCTTCTTTAGCAACAAAGTCCAAAGCATATGATTCTAAAGTCTTATATGCAAACTTTTTATATAACTGCATATAGTCAAGTGTAGATATACCATGCCAATCAAATGCTAATTGAGTTCTACCTTTTGCATAAGGAACTTCATACTCTCTAATAGAGTTATATGGTGAACATTCCTGTAATGCACTTTGGCCAAGTACTTTAATTATCCTAGAAGATAAATAGGCTATATCAAAGAGCTGAACATTCCAACCCGTGATAATGTCTGGGAAGTCAGCCTTGATAAAATTTATAAACTTACGTAGAAGATCATATTCATCTTTACACAACACATACTTTACGTTTTCTTGTTGAGATAAGTAAGGCTTGGATCCAAAGGTAGTTATTTCTTTTGTATTGAAGTCTTGAATAGTAATGAGTAGTACTGATTCATTTGCTTTTCTTGGATCAGGAAAGCCATATTCAGTTGAAGTTTCTATGTCTAATGTTTGTATTTTTATATGCGACTGATCATACTCGACGTCGTTTGGGAAGAATTTACTAATTAATTGATAGCCATAATTTGTATTGCCGTATATAGGGAAATTAGTAACATCCCTATATTTCTTTATGTAAGACTTGCAATGTTGCATGTCTTTGAACTTAACACGTTTTAAATTATACCCTTCTACACTTTTGTATTGGGATTCTTTAGAACACCTAGTATAGAGACTAGGCTGAAATGGGATTTTTTGATTTATACGTTCGCCATCTTTGAAACCCCTGAAATAAACGTGGTTTCCTCGGCCGTAAACATTAGTGTAAAAGAACATACTATGATTATATGAAAAAATAGGAGAAAATACAACGTAACGTATAAGAAGGAAATTATATGGATCCAATTACTGTCTTGACTCTTGCTACGACTGCTTTCACTGGCATAAAGAAAGTAGTACAAGCAGGAAAGGACGCAGAGGATATTTACAGACAGCTTTCAAAATGGGCTGGTCATGTGAGTGATTTGCATGAATGTATAAAAGATCACGAACCAAAGAAACCTGGTATGTTTGAAAAAATAGGTTTTGC